CTGAGAATTCCACAGCTTCGCCACCTTTCACGATACCATCCCAACCGAGAGTGCATGCAGCCAGCAGTTCGCATGTTTCAGAATCAGTGTGAGATAGATCAGGTTTGCGACCGCGTGCCATACGCTGTAATCGCCGGTTCTGGATTTCACGCTGCTTATTCCGATATGCAGCAGAATCAAGTCCAGATAGCCGGATAGTCATTGGCTTGCCATCATGCAAGAGCGGCTCGCCGGTAACGGGATGCTCCAACTCGAGCACCCCGCCTTCTTCTGCGCGTTCTTCAAGATTTATATCAAGTAAATCCATGTCTTACGCCTCAAACAGTGTATTCGGGTCAACAGTGACTTCGACCACGGTTGTTTCAACGCCATCTACCGCTACAGCACCTTGACCGGCTTTGATTACCTTGCCCGTAAATGAGCCAGAATTGCCGGACGGCAGTGTGATAACAAACGCAACACTGTTTGCCGATGTCAAAGCAGTCTGCAACGCAACCTGACCTGCATCCGTTTTCACTTTGCCCAGTGTGAGCGTTACGTTCGCAATATCGTATGTGCCTTTCAGCTTCTCGGGATAATCGCGACCAACGGTCTGATGCGTTACCACATTATAAGCCTTTGCCAGTTCGCCAATATCCAGCACTTCGGCTATATTTGTAAATGTCAGCGCACCATATCCGGCAGCGTCATACGTTGCCGGAAGTGTAGCCGATATTCCGATTGTTGTTCCATTCATTACATTTGCAGTCATTTTGACCCCCTTTTATTTTCTATCGAGCGACAAACGCACGATAATTTGCACGTATGGCGATTTGATAAAACCCGCCATCATTCCTTCCGCCATCGCGGTTGTTCGATGCGATTTCGACAACCTGCCCGGCGTATGTAAATCTCGCCCCGACTTTCAGCAACGATAAAACCGCTTCCGCTTTCACCTTCGCGACGATTGCGCCAACGTCATCGGGATATTTCAGCATTACAAAAAACACTCCCAACGATTCATCTGTATCAGCCAGCGACCACGCCGCGCGTGTTGCCGGAATAGTCCGAATCTCCATAAATTCACGCCGCGCTTGTGGCTGATATACGCCGTCATGACTCACATATGACACCCCATCCCATACCGAATACCCGCCGTTTTCATGGACAATATCCATCGCAAAACCGCCACCCATCATTGCAGACGTGAATGCTTGGTCTATTGCAATACTCACCGGATTTTCCTTGCCTCATCGCGAACAATCCGGCGAACTCTCGCTACGTTACGCGCAACCATCGCATCTTTATCCTCGAACGTTTTGGCATATGGCAGGTGATTGGTAAAATACGTTTTTCCCGATTCAGATGCGCCGCGTTCTATTTCTGCCTTCACATTCACCCCATCTGGGTCGAGTAAATCCCGTGCAACTGATGCCGGACTCATTTCCTGCACCTGCCAATTGCCTTTCAGTCGCCCAGTTTTCACGCGGGTGTCCTCAACAATGCCCGTGAATAGTTCGACTTTGACCGCCTTCGCCAGCATGCCCAGTTTTTGCCCGCCATGTTTAGCTATCCGATCCAAATCATCCGCCCAACTCATCGGCGCACCTGCGCGAAATAAATTACCGGAGTGGATGCATCTGGCTGGATGGTTTTAATGCTAACGATGCTCCACTCTTCGCCGCCGATTATTGGCCGGTCATCCGGTGACACTGGTTGCTCGTCGCTCAATATCAACTCGCGGTCACTTACCATTATCCGGACGCCGTCAATAACATTATCGGGATATGGGCGCAGTAAGCCGGTTGTCGATACGCTGGCATCAGTGCCAGATACAACCAATCCGGTTACCGGATCAGTGACACCGCCGGTTGTGCGTTTCAGCGTTACTGGGCTGCCGAACTTCTGCAACAATGTCCGGCCAGTCGTCGCCATCTTGCTGTAAAAACTCATGTGCGTACCAACTGCAACCCATTCGCACGAAGCAAACTACGCAACAGCGAATCTCCTGTGCTTGTGCGAGTGGCTTTCTGCTCCCCGCCATTTACCGCGTATTGCACCGCAACCGCGCCCTCGACACGCTCTGATTTTGCGACCAAATTCGGATTAGCCGGGCGGTTGTATAAATCAATGCCGGAATGAACATCGAGCGCGAATGCCCATTGACACTGACGCACCTGTCTGGGTATCTCATTTGCATTCCATGCCCAGTTTTCGATAACCAACCCAAAACGCGGGAATGCCATGACTTGATCACGAGTATTGCGTGTGCCTTTCAATCTCGTTTCATGCCGGTCGATGAATTCAGCCGCTTTTATCAGCTCCTCATCCGCCGCAACAGCATCAGGAACCGTGACACCGATGGAGGCGGCATAGGCAATGTAATCCGCACGGCTTGAATAGCTGTTTGCACCTGCAACGCCGCTGCCGTCCTCCACGATTAATGTCATTATTCAGCGTCCACCTGCTCAGCAAGCAATGCCTCAAGTTCGGCTTTCTTTGCGCCCTTGTCATATTCGACACCAAGCGCGTCCAATTCAGCCATTATATCGGCCTTCGTCGCCTTGCCGGTTTTTTCCACCTCTGATTCGAGCGTGTGGATTTCAGGATTGTAATCCGATTTGTTCATAACAATCGTCATGCCCGCCTCGTTCACAATTCGTACTGTTTCGCATGTTTCTTCCATGTTGTAATCCTCCTTTGTTTTGCGGTCTGTTGCTCAATTTGAGGAGCGACCGGAGCCGCTCCCCACTGTTGAACAATTAACCCAGAAGGGTAGCTACATGTTCAGGTTTCCAGACTTTCGTTCCCCATGCGCAAGCGCACTGAATCATTGCTTTGCCCTGACCCAGATAAACGCTGAACTCGAACGGAATGCCCGAAATCGGGTCAACAATCATCATGCGGTCAACAGCAGAGTCACGAGCGACGCCACCGATAACCGGAGTGGCAGGTGCGCGTGCAACCAACTCGATGGCCGAACGTGCGAACGCCACATTGCGTGCGGATGAACCGACCACGGTGATTGCAGTGGCAGCCGCGCCAACGGCAACACGTAAGCCCGGCTCCTGAATAGTGACAGTGTCACCGACAGCAGGATTGGCACCGGCAAACGATACGGAAGCGACTACATACTGATTTGTATCACCAGCAAGGGTGATGATGTCACCAATCGCAACCGTGCCAGTACCAGCTAGAGCCAGCGGGATTACGGTCGTTCCAACCGAAAGCGCAGTGCCGTTAGTCGTAGCGTTTGCCATGTTGCCAGCGGTATGATTTACAACCTGCGCAGACTGGCGCAAATCCAAGCCAGACAACGGCAGCAAAATACCCTGCCGTTGGATAGAATCAGAGCCGGTAACATTGGCCTGAGCCTGTTTGCCCTGAATCATTGCACCGGCAGTGGTGTTCATTACCAACTGATTGCCAAATTCACCAGCGCCGTTATCGACCAGAATCTTCTTGGTGAATGCAGCATCTGTGAAATCACCAGCAGTCTGAAACGGAGTCGTGCCAGCAGTACCATATGCACGACTTGCGCCCTGATATGCAGCAACTGCAACATCGATTTCCATTTCATTTGTCAGCGTGCGCATGGCCTGCATGGCTTGGTCGCCATAAATGGTTTCAAAACCAGAGCCGTTATTCACGTGCTTGATTTCTTCGCCTTCCCACGGGATTTCGACTGCGCGGTCTTTGGTGATGGTGATGGTTTTGTTATCAATCGTCTGATTCGTGCCTTCGCTGATGGTCATGCCAACATTACGATTAACGGCAGTCGCCGGACGGGTGAATGCAGAACGAACAGTGTCGCCAATGGCGGCGCGTTCCGTTCCGTTGTTGAGCGTAACAGCCGGGATGAAGCCGGTCAGTTCGCGGGAAACCTTGTCGGCTGCGATATACAAATCAGCAGCAAGGTTAGTTAAGACATTTGGCATTTTAGAGCCTCCTTTTAATTTATCGGAGGCCAACAAAAAAGCGCCCCCATGTTTTACCATGATGGGCGCAACCCTGAGTCCACAAAACGGCGCAACCGTCTAGGGAGTCATATCTGATGCCGCATTATTAGCGCATCATTTTATTTTGTCAAATATCGTCATTCAGTCAATTTCCCACCGTCCTTGATAAATGCCGCACGTTCGGGATGCGGTAAAGCATCAAACGCTTCACGACTAATTGTCTTCGCGCCTGCATTGCCACCTTTTCCGCCAACATTTCCAGAGCCGGACGCATTCGACCCAACTAAAATCGGAGCGAGCGCTTTGCTTGCCTCGATCTCTTTCCGCAAATCCTCAATGCTACTTGCTGATGGCTTCCCATCTTCGCCCAGCACCCGAACAATCGGCTTGCCTTCCTTCACTTCGACCGTCAAACGTCGCTCAATGTGAGGCAATAATGCTTCAGCACTACCCGGCAAAGCCAACTCCGATGCAAGACGTGTTGCTTCCGCACCAACCGTCATAGCGCTGACCATGTTGCGATATTCAGCAATCTGCGCATCGCGTGCTTCTGTTTCGTTTTGCAGCTTCTGCTTCCAAGATGATTCAAGCGATTCAACATCGCCAGCTTTACGTGCCGCTTCTGCCGCAGCCTCTTCCGCTTTTTTCTTCGCTGTCGCTTTCTCGTTCAGGATTTCCCTGTTTTTGGATTCGAGTGATTCAACGCTCTTTTGAAGCGCCTCCAATGTTTTCGCCAGTTCATCGGCATTGTCAGCCTTTTTCTGCAAAGCTTTGATTTCTTCTTCGGTCATATATGCCCCCTTTTTTATAGTCCTGCTTTCTCAAACGCTACCGGATCGAGTTGCCGCATCTGGTCAAGAGATAGCGGCTTAAAATTCTTTCCAAGTTGCAATTCAGCGAATCTGTCAGAAGTCAGCCCACCGTTGCGCAGAAGTTTA